TAAAAGAGGTTTATGATTCATTACCTAGACGCGAACAAATGCGCCTTCATTACTTACCCCCTAGTGCTGATCGTTGGAAAATTCGGAGTCAGACGTTTTCAGGTGTGGCGCAAGCTATGGCTGTACAGTACTCAGCCCACATAAACAACCAATAAGGAATAGAACAAATGAAATACAAGCAATTATCAATAACTCAAACAAACAACAAAGGCGACACCATGCAAGCGCAATGGTTTGCAAGCATAGAACTCTGGAGAGTGCTGCTAAATGTTGACGGGGTGCAATCTACCCTTAATCTGTCAAGTGTTGAGACTAAAAGCAGAGATCCCAAGCAGGACAATCGGCTTCAGAGCACAAAGCGAAATCATGCATTATCCTCTTTGTGGCATGGCGTTAAAGCTTGGGGATTCTCAAAAGCAGGGAGCGTTCAATTATGATTAGAACTGACTACGCGCCACAATGGGACAAAGCCAAGCCAAACCATAGCGGACAAAATGATAGACTTGTCGTGTGCTCTATACTGTTTGGCTTTTGGGCCTTGTTTTGTTTATACTTGTTTAAAGCTTTAACTGAGGGGATTTAATTATTATGACACTCTTCGAGACAATAGGCTTTCAGGTGTACGGCATTACAACAGGTAAGCCGGAAACCTGTGATCATGATTTTAGTGAGTATGAGCCACCGGAATATGAAGCACTCAGTGGTAGGGAGACAGTTCTACAATTTAGTGGTGGGTGGTTCTGCCGTCACTGCGATCAACAACAAGAGGATGAATAAATGGAAGCAATAGCAGTCCCTAGCGGACACCGACAATGTGAGGGGTGTTTCAAGCCTTTTGCATACTATAGTATGTTTTTACTTACTGAGAAACTGTATTGCAGCAATTGCTGTATAAAAAGACTGGAGCATAGCAAATGAACTCTTACAATGAACTAACGGAAAAAGAAGCAGAGTACTATGGCTTTTTAAGTATGGAGTCTTTTTTTCGCTGGCAATCAACCTTGGAGCCAAGGCATGTTTTTGTCACCCATGAGGAAGAAGGCTTTAGGGGTACATATTGTCTTTACACTGACGGAGACGGTGGTGTAATGGAATTCAAAAACTGGTGTGAGATATTTGAAGAATATGGCATGAAGATAGCGTTAAGGGGATGTACTTATTGTGATATAGAGTTTGGAGAGATGGAAGATATAGCAGCTAAATTAGAAGGAAATGCAATAGAAGACATAGGAAATAAATTTATAGAGGATGAAGCATGAGTACATCATTTTATGACGTAGACGTTACAGACGATAATGAATCGGAAGATCCAGAGCAAGCCCATAGAGATTCTATGGTCACAGAGCTGGTGGAATACCGAATGACTATAATGGCTATTTCAGAGTTATTAGTAGTAGCTAGTGCCTACCTATCGGATGAGCTTGAAAACCGCTCTACGGGCGATTTAGAGGCATTACACAAGCAATTATTTGGTGATAACACGGAGGTACACTAATGGCAATGTGCAAGGCTTGTAATTACATTTTAGAGGATAAAGAGCAAGAATTGTGTGCTTTGTGCGCACTAGCTAGCAAGGCTGCCAAATACCCAAATATCCTAGATAATGAGCAAGATGTAGATGAACTGATTGAAGCTATGGAGGTGCAAACTAGGAACTGATACAAATTGTTACAATTCTTTACAGTTTTGTAATAATCAATAGGGTTGTATACTGTACAATCCTAAGTTCTTCCAATGGCTACTTATTGTTTATACATAATAGATAATAACATTGGTAGAACTTAAACTAACCAAAGATAACATAGGATGAACATATGCCTTTAACTAACGGAACTGTTGTATTTAGTAATTTAGTAACTCCTGATACTGCGTTTGGAAATGAAGCTTTTTCCCTGACAGTATCACTTGAAAACGATGAAGCGACAAAGCTTTCTGAATCTGGAGTAAAGATTAAGGAATACAAAAAAGATGCTGATTCTGAGCCTGTTTTGCAAAGATCCTTTAAGACCAACTACAAGCTAAAGCCTAGTGATGTAGTAGATGCGGAAGGTAATCCCTTTGACTTGTCCCAAGAACTCCCTAGGGGTTCTCTTGTGCGTGTTCAATGGCCTGCTAGAACGCCACATCCCATTCATGGGGTAGGGGCTTATATCTCAAAGCTTAGGATTTTAGAATTAGCGGAAGATACTGGAGGTGCTTTTGAAGAAGGATTCTAACCAGTTTGGTGATGATCCTTTTGTAAGGCATGAGCCATGCCCAGAGTGTAGCTCAAGTGACGCTCTTGCTAGATATTCTAGCGGGAGTGCTCACTGCTTTAGTTGTAATCACCATATACAAGTAAATGGCAATGTAGCGCAATACAGCGCACCCACCCAATTAAGGAGGCCATTGGAACAAATGACAGGCACAATTAGTCCTATTCAGGACAGGCGTATAAGCCAAGAGACTGCAAAAAAGTTTAATGTGACGGTTGAACATAATGCAGATGGATCAATCAAAAAACACTGTTACCCTTTCTACAATGAAGGTGGTGAGATGGTAGCAACCAAGGTCAGGATTGTAGAAGGTAAGCAATTCTTTGGTACTGGCAGCATGAAGGATGCACAGTTGTTTGGTCAGCAAACCTGTAGGGGTCGTGGGCGATTCCTGACCATAACTGAAGGTGAATTAGACTGCCTAGCTATTAGTGAAATGTTTGAACGTAAATGGGACTGTGTATCACTTAGGTCAGGTGCTGGCAGTGCTGTTAGAGACATCAAGGACAACCTTGAATTCTTAGAAGGTTATGATTCAGTAGTCCTATGCTTTGACCAAGACCAAGCCGGTCAGGACGCTGTAGAGGCCGTTAAAGACCTGTTCTCCCCTAGTAAGCTAAAGATATGCAAACTGCCAGCTAAGGACGCTGGTGAGATGCTCCAGGCAGGCAAGGTGCAAGCTTTTGTCAGTGCATGGTGGTCAGCTAAGACCTACCAACCTGATGGGATTGTATCCGGTGCTGATACATGGGATGAACTGGTAAACAGTGTGAAGGTTAAGTCTATAGCCTACCCTTGGCAAGGACTTACAAGCTTCACCAAAGGCTTTAGACCCTATGAACTTGTAACCATTACCAGTGGTTCAGGAATGGGCAAGAGCCAGATAGTCCGTGAGCTAGAGCACTACCTGCTCAATGCTACCGATGACAACATTGGTATCTTAGCTTTGGAGGAGGCAGTAACAAGAACTGCATTAGGCATCATGTCCATTGAGGCTGATTGTCCACTACACCTTGAGGAAGACTTAGACAAGGAACTACTAAGGCCAATCTGGGAGGAAACCCTAGGCACTGGTAGGTACTTTATGTTTGACCATTGGGGCAGCACAAGTGGTGACAACCTACTGAACCGGATACGGTACATGGCTAAGGCTTTGGATTGTAAGTGGATAGTCTTGGATCACTTGAGCATAGTGGTTTCAGGTCAAGAAGGTAATGATGAACGTAAAGCAATTGACCTGATAATGACTAACCTTAGATCACTGGTCCAAGAGTTAGGCATTGGTTTGTTCTTAGTCTCACACCTTAAACGTGCGGACGGTAAAGCACATGAGGACGGTGGACAGATTAGCTTGAATCACCTTAGAGGTTCACAGTCCATAGCTCAGTTATCGGACATGGTAATTGGCTTGGAACGTAACCAACAGGAACCCAATGAGGAGAGACGCAACACCACTACACTTAGAGTATTGAAGAACAGGTACTCCGGTGTAACTGGTGAGTGTTGTTACCTCAAGTACGACAGGTTCACCGCAAGGATGACTGAGGTGAGTAAACCAAAGGAGGCTGAAAGTGGATTCTAGTAAACCAATGTTCCTAGACATAGAAACCAATGGTCTAACTCCTGACACAATCTGGGTAGCAGTGACCATGCAGGATGGAGTAGTACAGGAACACTACACCCCTGAAAGCCTTACACAAGCCCTAGCGGGTGACTTCAAGGTAGTAGGTCACAATCTGATTGGCTTTGATATGCCTGTGCTGTGGAAGCTGTGGAATATCTACGTGGACAAATCCAGGATTGAGGACACCCTGGTTATGTCTAGGCTCTCTAACCCTAGCCGTGAAGGTGGTCACAGACTATCTAACTGGGGTGAGATACTTAACTTCCCTAAAGGTGACTACAATGATTGGTCCTGTCTAACACCTGAGATGGTGAAGTACTGCATTCAGGATGTCAGGGTAACAGCTAAAGCTTATGACAGGATAAAGCTAGAGCTTAGGAAGTTTAGCAGGGAGTCAATTGACTTAGAGCATGATGTACAACATATCATCCAGAAGCAGACCAAGAATGGTTGGTTGTTGGACTTGCGACATTCTATGAACCTACTGGCAGAACTAAAAGAAACCAAGATGAAACTTGAATGGGCTGTACACCAGAACTTCAAGCCTAAATGGGTAAATGTGAAGGTGGTTATACCCAAGCTGAAGAAGGACGGTAGTTTATCCAAAGTAGGGTTGACTGACGATGAGTTTAAAAAGGTCATAGAGTCAAAATGTATGGAGCCTTTCATGCGTAGGATACTAAAGCCTTTCAATCTAAACTCAAGAAAGCAGATAGGTGAATACTTACAGGACTTTGGATGGAAGCCTAAGAAGGAGACACCTTCCGGTCTTCCTGTTGTAGATGAGTCAATACTGTTTGCTGTTAAGGACATACCGGAAGCACAGCTAATAGCTAAGTACTTAATGGTACAGAAGCGTGTAGCACAGGTGCAGTCTTGGGTAGAAGCTGCTGATGATGACACAGACAGGATACACGGCTACGTTAATACACTAGGTGCTGTAACTAACCGCATGACTCATAGTAAACCCAATCTTGCACAAGTACCGGCAAGCTACTCACCTTATGGTAAGCAGTGTAGGCAGTGCTTCATTGCTAGAGATGGCTACAAGCTAGTAGGCTTTGATGCCAGTGGACTAGAGCTACGCATGTTAGCTCATTACATGAATGATCAGGAGTATACCAATGAAATCCTTAACGGAGATATTCACACAGCCAACCAAGGACTTGCGGGTCTTGAATCAAGAGATCAGGCTAAAACTTTCATCTACGCCTTGCTGTACGGCGCAGGAGATGCAAAGCTTGGAAGCGTGGCAGGTAAAGGCGCAGAACTTGGCAGAGAACTTAAACAAAGATTTATGTCTAATCTCCCAGCATTTGCAACTCTTAGAGACAGCATTGCTAGAGAGGCAGCAGAATGGGTCATTGAAGGATTAGACGGCAGGAAGCTACACATAAGATCAGAGCACGCTGCCTTGAACACTTTATTGCAAAGTGCCGGTGCTATTGTGATGAAGAAAGCATTACAATTACTTGAAGAATGTGGTAGACTACATTTGTTAGACTATTACTTTGTGGGGAATATACATGATGAAGTCCAAGCAGAAGTTAGAGCAGACCAAGCAGATGACTATGGCAGACTTGCAGTCTCCTGCCTTGAAGCAGCAGGATCTTTTTACAACCTTAACTGCCCCCTTACAGGAG